AGCAAGGGTAAGGGGTTTGCACTCGACAAAGGATAGTGATATTCCAAATATTAACTAAATGACCTCTCACAAATATACAGACATCTATAACATGGACTCAGAAAAAAAACTGCGCATTACACCCGAACAAGCTAAAACGCTATTAGCAGACAGCGAAAGGATTCACACTTTTAGAAGCCTCACAGGTATTTTATTGGGATGTGATTGGGACAAATCTTCGATAGTAGAAGAGTTGGAAAGAAACACATTTGGAATCGAAATAGGAGGCGAACAATGCAAGAGAATGGGACATGGGTTAGTTATTTGGACAAGTCATAATGATCCTTTGTTTGTCGAAGCTGATAAGGACAGAATAAAAGAAATGGAAGATCAATTATTAAAATGACCTCTCACAATCTCCCCTTTCTAGTAGCTCCGTGGAAAAATCCCGAATGGAGGCGGTATAAAGTCGGAACTGTAAGCGGATTGTATAACGCATGTTCCGGACACTATCAAATCCTAACTATTCTTAACAGTAACCCAGGTAACGGACACTTCGAAGATGTTTTGGAATGGTTTGAAAACTCATGTCGTCGGGATAATTATAATCTTTTGTTCTTGGAAGTATGGAATAAGCGATTTTTAAAACATCTGATTGAAAAGAGGGGATTTAAAAAGGTGATTAGGGAGGATCAGATTAACGCTTTGAAGGTTTTCGATATTGTGGAGGGGGTTAATTATTAAAACTCGACGGCGTTGATGTCGTCGAGTGGGAAAAAATCGCCGCCCCCGGTGTGCTTCTTTCTCTTTTCCGGTTTGCAGCTTTTTGTTTTTTGTTTTGTCTGAGTTAAAAATTTTAAATGCGAAGCCTCTTTTTTTACCCTTATTGAAAAGAAAAAAAATTAATGCAAAGCATCTTTTTTACTACTTATTTAACTACTATACTACTTAAGGAAATGGAAAGCCGCAACAGTAAAGGGTTTCAGAGGCAAACCTAACGCAGCAATGACGAAAACCTAACGCCGGAAAGACGAACGGTACTATATATACCTAACGCCGGAAAGACGAACGGTACTATATATACCTAACGCAGCAATGAAGAACCTAACGCAGCAATGATTTTAAAAAAATGAAAGAAGAAGAGATAAAACACCCAAGCCTTTACACTGCATTTGTTAATAACCATTTGAGAGATGCAGACAAAAACAGCCTATCAACAATTAGTGATCATCATTTTTACCATGAGATTATTAATCTTAATCACAGGGACAACCCGACCCAATTAACCTATACTATCAAGGATGAGCACATTTGTACTGGCGACCCGTCCAATTTGCAGCGAAATAAAGAGCTGTTAGCTCAAAGACTGCAATCAGCATCATTCTACTTCGATAGAAAATTTATGTTGAAATATTTTAAGGAGGACTCGGACTCTTCAATGGTTCCTTTTCCTGAAATAAATATTGCAGACGGAACTTTTACAGTAAGGCTTTACGCTCGTTTTAAATGGGTTTTAATTATGATCCAAAAGGAACTTATAGGTAAGAAAGATGAAGAGTTAGAAGAATCTTTAAAGCTTGCCATAAAAGAGATTCCAGTATTGCCGCCTCCTACTAATTTCACAAAAGGAGATATTGAGGCACTGAGGAAGTTGAAGTATGCTATCTCTGGCCCGTTTTATTGGTGGATTCGAAAAAATCAAGCGTGGAAGAAAGTCGTTAAAATATCTCCTGACAACTTCAGGAGTGAATTAAATGTACCAGACAATTACAAAAGATGGATTGATTTAAGGGACAGAGTAATAGAAGCCGGAAAAGAAGACTTTGACAACACATGGACAGAATTTTCTTATGACTATTTTCCAAAAGAGAAAGGGAAAAAGGTTAAAGAAATAATTTTCACATTCAGGAAAGGCCCGGAAGATGAAAACGATTTGCCAGCGGGCCAAAACGATTGGGAAAAATCTCTATTAAGGGCCGGTTTTCATCCTCACTATGTGAAAGAAATAAGACAGAAAATAAATGCTCAGAGCGTAAGCCCTAACGGGTTTCAATGGTCGGTTGATTATGTTCAACTTTCAATAGAAGCGGCCCGAAAAGAGTACCTAAAAAAGCAGAAGAACAAGCAGCCTGTTAAAAACCTTGCATCATGGTTGTATAATGGTTTAAATATTGGTCAATGGATTACCCAGGTATCAGCCGAAAGGAATAAACTGTTAAAAAAGATTCAACCTGAATTATCTTTTGATCCTCACGAGGTCGTTAATGTAGATACTCCAGAAGGAGCAAAGGCCGCCGTAGGTGAATTGTTTAGCAAAAATGAAGAGACAGTATCAGACGATGAATATATTGCAGCCTACGCGCGCAAAATGAGACAATTGAATAAAAAATAATTTGGGCCAGTTTCTGTATATAATTTTTAGACTGAACTTGTGCAAAAAATGCACAAGTTTGAGTTTAACCAAAACTAGCCCTAACCATTTCTACCGCTTTTTTATGCATCAATTCAGCTTCCTCCCAGGTGCAACACCTAAAACACTTTTCATTGTCATCACCTCCAAAGATCATAGTTTCAAATAGAACAGGCTTTTCATTACTCCATCCGTGATCAAGTCCCAAAAAGACAGTTGAAATGTCAATGCCTCCGATAGAATCAAAAGCTACCTTTCTATTGTCGAAATTCGCATAGAAGTTTGACCATTGCCAGATATCTCTAACCGGGTAAGGTGTTTTATCAATCAGTACATACCAAAGGGCTTCTCTCATACTCTCAACGATAATAAATAAGGCAATTGGTCGATAATGTCTTTAAAATCGGGGTTTCCTTCATCATAAGAGCAAGCTATCCCGGCAATAGTCATTCGCAAAGACCTTAATCGTTCTTTTAAATTCTTCACGTAATATTCCTCTATTTCTACATCACCACTGTCTATTATCGCCTGTATAACATAAACCAAAGAATTGTATTCATTACAAAGGGTAATTCTTGCGTTATTTAGGTCTATTTCCATTATCTTAACCCGTGTATGTTTTCATTCTCCCAAAAATCAGAGACTTGATTTAAGAGGTTTTCCATCTGTTTAACCGCTTTTTCTTCGCTTTCAATGGCTCCTATTCCATCACGAAATAAAATAAGCATTTGACCGCAAGCAGCAAAAAAGGAGCGTTTCATTTCCTGTTTTTGAATAGGCGAAAGTATATCCTCGCTAATCCCTATTAATCTCAAATACTCTAACCATTGAGCATGGAGATTAAATTTGTCTTTTATTAACATAAAAAAATAAATATTTTAAATTCCGAAAAAAATACCGAAAATCAGATAATCTGTCCTAACGGTTTAGCTATGCCAATAAATACCTTTCCTTCCCGTTAAATACTTAAACTTTTTGCTTATGTCGATTTTGCACTCTCTTTCTCCGTAAGTCTTTCCAATAATTCATTTTCCCGTTTGAGCCTCTTTACTTCAGATTGAAGTTTTTCCACCTTACTTTCTAAGCTGTGTATTTTTTGTACTAGTTCCTCTTTAGATAACCCGGTCGAACCTATGAAATCTTTAAATCCTAAAGGAACTTTCCCCGATCCAGTTTTTAACCACTCGTAATTCTGGTCGGTAACATTTGCCAGCTTTAATAGTATTTCATCTCCTGGTTTTTGCGATCCGTTAAGATATCTTGTAACAGAAGGTTGTGAAACTCCAAGCAGTTTAGCTAAATCACCTAGTTTTTTTTTGCTCGAAATTATCGAGTATTGAACGCGTTGATTTATATCCATTTAAAAATAAATTTTAGATTTTGTTTGCGTATATTATACGTAATTAGTAATATTGTGTAGCAAATTTATACGCAATTATTCATTAATCAAAATTTGAATACCATGTTAGAAGAAAAGACAATAGGAAAAATCACAATAGGAACAGATATCGAACAGGACAGAGATTTCTATACTGTTCCCGTTACTGACGAAAACATAAAAGTTTACGGCGCGCCCCTTTCTTATATGCTCCCGGTTCAAAGAACTCTTTTAGAGCAGGAATTTTATCACAGGGGTAAAAATAGAATGGTGCAAAGCTTTTACTACGGATCAGACGACGAGAACGAAAAAATGCATGAATTAACCTTCGCAGAGTTTGAGGAATACGACGAATATAGACAAGAGTTTGATGGGTTTGTAATGGATATCGCCGCCGATGTTTTGCACCTCCAGGATTTAGCAGAAGCGAGGGAGTTGAATGTAAAATATTTCGCTCAAATGAATCAAGAGAGAATGAGTTTCGAAGCGAAAATAAGAGAAATGGAAAAAGAATTATACCAAGCCTTGAACCCGAAAATAAAAAGAGCCTCCTAAAAGGCTCTTTTAAACCCAGAAAAAAAGAGAAATAGAAAGCAAAAATATAAACGGAATTTAAGAAAATATGGAGAATATAGCAGTATACAGCAACAACGAAGAAATAATAAGTAAGCTGGTTTTAGACGGCGACCTATCGAAAATGACGGCGACCCAAAAAACTCAGTATTATAAGTCTTTCTGTGAATCATTAGGTCTTAACCCTTTAACCCAACCATTCCAGCTAATCGCTTTTCAGGGCAAACAACGCATGTATGCGACGCGGGACGCAACCGAGCAGCTCCGAAAGATTCACGGGGTAAGTATCACAGATGTAACGTCGCAAGAAATCAACGGCGTTTATGTGGTAACAGCAAAGGCAAAAGACAGGCTTGGAAAAACTGATACATCTACAGGAGCTGTAACAATCGAAGGGCTAAAAGGGGATGCATTAGCCAACGCCTTGATGAAATGTGAAACCAAGGCGAAACGCCGCGTAACTCTATCAATTTGCGGTCTGGGAATGTTGGATTCTACCGAGCTTGAAACAATTGCCGATACTAAAGAAGTAACTTTGGAAACCGTAGAAATAGAGCCAATAATTCAAAGCGTTCAAGAATGCGGAAGTCTAAAAGATTTGACTGTTATTTGGAATAACTTACCAAAAGAGCTTCAAAAAGATAAAGAAGTCCTATCTCATTTTACTAACCAAAAAATTAAGTTAAATGGAAAGTAATTACTACGAAAATACCGCTATAAGTAACTCAAAATTGACCTACTTGGCGAAATCTCCTGCCCATTTCAAACACCTTGAGGAAGTAGGATTTAAAGAAACTGAAGCGTTAGAATTCGGACGGGCTTTCCATTGTGCTATCCTGGAACCTGACAAATTTCTTTCTTCTTACATGGCTTTACCCCAGGTAGATAAGCGAACAAAAGAAGGCAAAGCCCTTTTTTCTGACTTCATAGAACGCAATATGGGAAAATGCTTTCTCGGACAAGATGAATTTGATAAGATACTGACCATGAGCAAAAAACTGCTATCTTCTCCGGCAGTTTGCGAACTCCTGCAAGGTGAATATGAGCAAGAATTTTATTGGACAGATGAGCAAACCGGGATAGACTGCAAATCAAAGCTCGATGTTTATAATCGAGGGGTAAGAGTTGTTGACATTAAGACAACAGAAAGTGCCGATCCTGAAACCTTTCACCGGTCTATTTTTAAGTACGCTTACCATAGGCAAGGCGGCATGTATATAGATGCAACTCAAGAGGTTTTACCCTACTACATAATCGCGATTGAAAAAGATGCACCTCACGAATTTTCCATTTTAAGACTATCGGAGGAAGTACTCGAATACGGGAGGAAGGAATACAAATCTTTGCTTGAAAAATGCGCGCAATGTAGAGCAAATAATTATTGGCCGGGGTACGAAACGAAGTATTTTGATGCTTTCGAGGTGGAGTTACCTACATATTTAAGGATATGAACCCGTTTTTTAATTTTGATCAAACCTTTACGGAGTGTCAAAGATGTGGTGAAGAATTTTCAGAGAAAAATGTCTTTACTGAGGCCGGAAAAGCGGAAACGAAGATTTCCGGCCTATGTGAAAAGTGTTTTGATTTTGTTTGTAATGCCGACGACCAAGAACCAGAGGAAGAAAATTGAACCTAATCATTGACATGGCTAGCGTCCCCGAAAAACAAAAGCTTTTTGGCATACTCAAAAAGCTAAAACCAACGCGCTATATTTTTGATATAAAGCAATACAGGTTAAGAAGATCGATAAATCAAAATAATTACTATCACGCTTGTATCGTTGAACCTCTCGCACTGTTTTTAGGCTATACCAAAGACGAAATGCACGAAGTTTTGAAGTTAAAATTTAACCCGAAGTATTTGACCAACCGACAAACAGGGGAACAAATGGTAATAGGCGGTTCAACTACTCTTTTAGACACCGCCGAAATGGAGCATTACCAGGATCAAATAAGAATTTGGGCATTAACTGAGTTGGACTTTTTAATTAAGCTACCTAATGAATATTGATAAAACTTATTGGAGACATGCCAGGGGTTACAATTGGCGGAGGCAGCAAACCTTGAGGTCACCCTTGAACGAATGGATTTTGTTCATAAAATGCCGATTTGACAGGGAGGAAAGACTCCCAAATTTTTAATTAACACAAGTTCCCGCCCTTAAAGCTGTTTGAATAGACAGTTTTTTGCAGATACGCGGTCGGTATGGTTTAACAAGTGTTTGCATGTAATATTCATAAGTAAAGTTAACGAAAATAAAAATCTATGGACGACACAATAAACACCGAAAAACTAGAAAAGGAATTGGCAAAGATCGAAGGCAAGATTTTAAGGAAATGTTCGGAAATTAAAGGTACTCCGGGTATGTCTCCGTACATGCACGAAAAGCGGCAAAGATTATTAAAAGAGCTAAAAGCCTTGCAGTTAGAAAAGATCGAAATATTAAAAAAGTTTGATGGAATATAATGTTAGCTCTCAATAATATCTATCATATGGATTGCATGGAAGGAATGAAAGACTTTCCAGATAAGTATTTTGAGTTGGCTATAGTTGACCCGCCTTATGGAATAGGGGTTAATCATAGTATGGGAAGAAGAAAAGGCAATAAAAAAAGTAATTATAAACCTGCAGACTGGGATAGTAAGCCGCCGACAAAACAATATTTTATTGAGTTGTTTAGAATTTCAATAAATCAGATAGTTTGGGGCGCAAATCACTTTATTAGCAGAATGCCTTTTGATGCCAGCTGTTGGTTAATGTGGGATAAAAAGTTTTCTGAAGATGTGAGCTTTGCCCAATATGAGCTTGCTTGGTGTTCTTTTAAGGGCGTTTGTAAAAAGTTTGATAAAGATCCCAAAGATTCTTTGAGGTTTCACCCGACTCAAAAACCAGAGGCTTTATACAAATGGCTTTTAAAAAACTACGCCAAACCCGGCGATAAAATATTAGACACTCACGGCGGTTCTTTTTCCTCTGTAATTGCCTGTTTAGATATGGGTTTTGAATATATCGCCTTTGAGATTGACGAGGAATATTTTAACAACGGATTAAAAAGAATAGAAACTTATAAAAGACAACCTAAAATATTTACCCCGGAGCAAATCGCCCCCGAACAAATAAAGATTTTTTAACTTTTAACCTGTTACAACTATGCTAAATGAAAAGTTTTACACTATCAAGAAAGGAAAATACGATGAAAGTAAGGGCTTAAGAACCGAGTATACCCTCTTGGAGCATGATGGCGACGAATCTACAAATACCGAAGTAGTAGTAATGAGCCCCAGAAGAGCACACCAAGATTTAGTAAGAGCTTTTAAAGAACTTATACCGCACCTCATTTTATTAACAGAATCAATAGAGGGTAAAAGCCTCGACGATGTATCAAAAGATGTAAGGTTTAAAAACTTTGAAGCCCGTTCCTTTTCAATTGGTGGAAATGATGAGCATAGGGGTTGTGTAATCTCAGGCGTAAGAACATTAAACGGCAATAAGGTAATTTCCCTCAATACTCCTTTTACCCGTTTTGAGCCAGATACTGACGCAGGACAATACGAATATTTGGAAGAATTACAGGCCGCTATAGATACATGTATCGATGAAATAAAAGCTTTTCTTGAAGGAAAACACGCTGTTAATCCTCAATTACAACTTTTTGAAACTGCTAAAGCTTAAAGTTATGGCAGAACTGTTATTGACTGTTTGCGGAGTTGCCGCCGGGCTTGTTGGAGCTGTTTATATCGCCGTCCATTTTATCAGACGATCTACAAAATTTCTCTCTAAAGAGGAAGAGGATAGGGAAGTGGAGTTTTTCAGACCGAGATTGCATAAAACCGAAGATGAGGAAGAAATGTTTTTGTAAACGGAAAGGATTATGGAACTACCTTATTTTAAATTCGATGTAGCAAGGTGGCTAATCGGCAGGATTTCCTTTCAAAAGCTAGACATACAAGGGGCGTTTTTACAAGCTTGTTGTTTATACTGGAAGTTAGAAGGAAAAATGAAAGACTCCGACATTGATTACAGGATCGGAAAAAAATACCTTCAAAAACTTAAAGATTTAGGTTTTGTAAAACAGGAAGGGGATTTTTTGCATGTTTCTTTTTTGGATCATCAAGTGAAAGATTATACGATTAGCCTGGAAAAAACAAAAGCTCAAGCCTCCGAAGCTGGAAAATTGGGAGCAAAAAAACGATGGGAAAATAAGAAAAAAATAGCGACCGATAGCGACACTATAACGACCGTTAAAAAAAGTATAGCGAAGCATAACGACCGCCATAAAAAAAATAGCGAAGCATGGCAAGAAGAAGAGAGAGATAAAGAAGAAGATAAAGAAGAAGAGAAGAGTAGTAATACTAATCACCCTTCCCTTAATGAAGTAGTTTCTTTCTTTAAAGAAAAAGGATATACAAAAAGATCAGCTCAAAAAGCTTTTGATTATTATGAGGCTTCAGATTGGCATGATTCATTTGGAAACAAAGTCCATAACTGGAAACAAAAAATGATTTCAGTTTGGTTTGACGAAGAAAACAAAGAACCCGCGCCAGTGCTTGCGATTACAAAAAAGAAATACACAGTAGAGGAAAAAGATAAGCTGTTTGGAGGGTAACGCGTTATGTTTCAGTTGGATAGCAATTTAGAATTTAGTATCTTTAACAGGGTTTACAATGAATCCTTAGAGAAATTGAAGGCCGATCTAATCGAAAGAGGTAAAAAAGTAGCCTGGATATACCAGAGAGACAACCTTACAGCAGACCAGCTAAAACGCGCCCAAATTGAAGAAAAACACCTCAAGGTTGTAAGTGAATTTATAGACAACTCCAACCACGTCATTAACTTAATGATTGATCAGCTCTTAAACAAAAAAGAAGATCAAATCCTTTGGCATGATGAATGGATGAGGGAAGTAGAATCTAACCGTCAGTTTGTAGAATCAATCATTGCAAAATATAAAAAACTTAAATGACTTACGGCACTGAATTTTCCGGCGAAATAATGAAAGTTTTGGACAGTAACCCCGATGAAAAAAAGACCTACAAAAAGGGAATTTACAAAGCCTCAGATTATGCCGACAGCATGAAACTTTCCTTCAAGAAAGGAAAACCGAGAGGAGAAACAACTTATTTCCGGTCGATTGATCCACACATGACATGGAAAAGAGGTTTTTTGTATGCTTGGACAGGATTTCCAAACCACGGGAAAACCGAAATGATTTTACAATTGGCTTTGGCTCGTTCCATTTATGCGAAGAAAAAATGGGTAATCTTCTGCCCTGAAAATATGGGTTCAGATGAGAAAGGGAACCTTACGCCGGAGGAAATTTATGATACTTTGATACACTCCTACATCGGAAAAACTACAGACCCGTATTACGGACTTTTGCAAATGTCGGAGGCCGAATATAACCGGGGAATAGAATTCGTTGATAAGTACTTTACTGTCATCTATCCAGAAGAATTAAAAACAGCCGATGTAGTTTTAAAATATTTCGATTATGTGGTAGGCACTGAAGGCGCAGACGGTTGCATTTTAGACCCTTGGAATAAAGTTATCCACAACTATAGCGGCCTTTTGGATGAATATTTGGCCTCAAAATTCGCAATGATCAAAGATTTTGCGATTAGAAAAGGTTTGGTTTTTAACTTCGTGGAGCATCCAAGAGGCGGGATTGTAAAAAACAAAGACGGTTCATTACCAGTTCCTGACGGTTACAACTTGAGAGGCGGCGCAATGTGGCTTAACGCTATGGACGTAATAGTGGCAGCCCATAGACCTAATTTTCATGCAGACAAAACAGACCAAGCAGTACAACTCCATGTCCATAAGGTCAAAAATCAGAAGCTTGTAGGAATACCGGGAGTAATTGAATTGACTTTCGACAGGAAAACCAATCGATATAACGAAGAAAATGGAGACTCCCCGCTTAACGGTTGGGAAATACCAGTGGCACAACAGCCTATTAATTTTTATGAAAAAGATAAACCGGAAGTAGCCCCTTTTTGATTATGACACCGAAAGTACTTTACAATTATCCAGAAATGGCCGGAAGTTCATTTATGCCAAGCAACGGAACGGAAGGAATGATATTCGAGGATGCTTTTTGTTCATGCTGCATCCATGAAAAATTCACTCATACTGGAATTTTAAGTGACAAAAAATGTCCCGTGCTGGATAGAGTTTTACTTAATGCACCTGACCCGCAAAAAGAATGGATTTTTGATTCGGACGGTTGGCCAGTTTGCACTGAATGGGTAAAATGGGACTGGGAAAGGGGCGACGACGATAATTGGAACGATCCCGTTTTGCCTGATCCGATCGACCCAAATCAGTTGAATTTATTTCCTCTTTATCCTTCTGAAAAGGATTTTAACCGCAAAACCGCTGTTTATGAAAACCTGTAACACCTGTAACGAATCCAAGCCCTTAGAAGACTTTCACCGACAACCAGGTAACCGAGATGGTCACGAAAATATCTGTAAAGAGTGTCGAAAGCCTCGAGATAAAGCAAAAAGTGAGAGAAAAAGTAGATTAAGAAATTTTTGGTAAGATGGAAGAAAAAAGAACCCATATTGCATGGGCCGTAACCGGAACTTTTCACGGCTCAATTGTTGAAGCTGAAACAGAAGGCGAAGCAAGGCGAATCTTTCATAAATATTACAACGGGGAAAGTATTATAGATATTAGAAAGCGACTTTTTCCCGCTTGGATTCACTAAAAAACTAAAAGATGGAAGACTCAAAGAATAAATTTGTCAGGGCCAATTATTTCAGGGCATATCTTCGGATAACTGGTTTTCTATCTGAGAAAGAAAATGAAAGCATTCGACGAAGGATTGAAAAATTCAGAGAGAAAAATGACATTGATCTTGAGGAATACGACGAAATAGTTGAAAAAATTGCAAAGGCCTTTCCATGAAACATCATTTTGAAGAGAAAAATTATGTACCGAAAACCAAACGGCCCCGACCCCAAACCAGTGAAACAGGAAAAACCCAAATACAGGAGAGTAAAAAGAATCTCGACTAAGAACCTAGATAAAGAAACCCAGGTAAAACAACTCATTTTGGATTTAGATAAGGTTTTCAGTATTTTCATACGTCAAAGGGGCATGGATGAAAGAGGTTTAAACCGTTGCTATACGTGCGGAAAGGTTTATCACTGGACTTCGCTTCAATGCGGCCATTATTTAAGCCGTAGTCATTATTCTACCCGATGGACTCCAGAAAATTGCCGACCTCAGTGTAAGAAATGCAATTTATTTACCGAGGGTAATAAACCCGCCTTTGCACTGAGATTAATAGACGAGTTTGGAATCCTTTATTTACATAATTTGGAGATTTTGAAGCATAGAATTTTCAAATTAGAGCCTTTCAATCTTAAATTATTGATTAAACACTATCAAAATTTGATTCATGGTTGAAAATGAAAAAGGTTTGGCAGAAATTCGAACAAAAGTACCTGAAGCTTAAAAAGGCAAAACTTGTCGAAGAGGTAGGAGCGACCAAGCGTTTTTTTGAACTAAAAGGAAAATATTACCTTGAATTTCCCGACGGGCTTATTATCCAACTTGTACCCGCCGAAATTCCCAGTACCGAAAGCTATAAAAGCCGCCGAGCTAAAAAGAAATGGACAAAAAAATAAGCGAGTATCGATATAATCATAATATTTGTCTAAAGTTTTTAAATAGTTTGAATGAAAGAAGAGAAAGATTTTATTGAATTGTTAGAAAAAAAGACCATGAACAAAAATTTTTATTATGAAATCGTAAAAGTTCACACTACCACAGGTGAAAAGTGGTCTTTCATGGTCTGGTACGGGATTAAGATAGTTGCAAAAGGGGAGCATTTTAAAACTCAGGAGGAAGTGGAGGAAGTTATTACGCTCATGCAAACGGTTAGCGGTTGGGAGGTCGAAGAGATATGAAAGACATAATTTACAAATATGAATTGGACTTAATTGAGATTCAAACTTTGTATATTCCGAGAGGGGTTTTTCTCTCTTGTCAGACCCAAAGAGGAAATATAGTTTTTTGGCAGATAGAGCAGGAAAGACAAGAGAAAGTAAGAAGGACTTTTGGAATAATTCCAACCGGAAAGCCTCATAAATCAGAAGGTATCTTTTTAGGAACGGTTCAATCAGAAGGCTTCGTTTGGCATGTTTTCGAATTACTTGAATATCAAAAATAAAAAGAGATATGAAAGCCTCTGAAAAATATTGGATTAAAGGTTCGCAGCCAAATACACCACTGTTTACAAGCCCTGAGTTGTTCAAAAAAACATATGACAGCTTAGTTATTTTAGAGGCCAAAATTGAAGAAAGTCAAAAAATTCAGGACGAAATCAAAGATTATGAGCTTTTTAAATGGATTCAATCTAGAATAAGTAAACTTGAATTGGATTACGATAAACTAATAAAAGCAAACCTATGGGAACAATCAGAAAAGTAAGCGGAGAGTTTTTCTATCGAAAAGATGGAGTAAGTTATAAGTTTTTAAATGAATCGGACGTAAAAAATTCTTTCCCCGATTATACCGACCCAATCCAAATAGATGACAACCGGGTAAAAACATTCTCTGAAAACGGTATCGAATTCGCATTTTTAGAAGATGTTGACAGAAAAATAAAAATTAATATTTCCCCGGCGCAAGAGACACTAAATCAGATAATGGTTTCCATTGGCGTTGACATAGACTCAGAAGGATATTTTGATAAGCTCACACCACAAGAAAAGAAAGAACTAAAAGCCATTGAAGCCAGCTTTTTTCCCGATCGCGTTGAAAATGAGGGAGCAATTGTTATGCCCATCGAAATGTATAAGGAAAATCTTAGACAAGCTTTTTACGCGGGGATAATGACTATAACAAACAGACCTATCACCTTCGATGAGTGGTACGAAAACTTTATCAAATAATGCTTTTTTACTTCCATAAAACCGGATTAACTGTATTTATCACTTTGCTAGATGGAAGTAAGATGAGAGTTGATATATTTTACTCATAATTCGCAATAATATTGCAAAAATATGCGCGGCAGACCATTTGAAAAAGGACATAAACCAACAAAGCCGAAGGGGGCTGAAAGTAAAACAACCAAGGCAGCCAAAGAGCTATTTGTTGATATAATGGAAGGGGAGGTGGATAACATAAAAGATGCCCTTCAATCTATCCGAAAAAAAAATAAAACCCGATACTTGGAAGTCTTAGTCAAATTCTTCCCTTATTTCATCCCTCGTAAACTAGATATATTCATCCCTAAAGAAGGAGTTAAAATAAATATTACCAAAAACGTGATCGGTGGAAACGATAATAAATCTTGATCTTGATTACTCGCGGGCGCAAATGGAAATATTTTTTCCTCCTGACGATCAGTTTAAAAAATATACTATCGTAACCAAAGGTCGAAGATTTGGATTGACCAGGGGAGCCGCACAGGCTTACATAGAATACGCCTTAGATGGAATTACCCCTATGTTGTGGGGTGATACAATAAACGGCAACATAGATAGATATTTTGAGAGATACTTCCTTCCTGTCCTTAAAATACTAGGCTCAGACAATTACTCATGGCATCAACAAAGAAGAGAATTAAAAATTTTAGATTCAGTTATAGATTTTCGAAGCTCTGACAGGCCCGAAAACTGGGAAGGATTCGGATATAAGAAAATTTTCCTAAATGAGGCCGGGATTATTCTTAAAGACAATTACCTCTATGACAACGCAGTTTTACCGATGCTCACAGATTACTCAGATAGTCAACTCATAGCCGCCGGGGTTCCTAAAGGCAAATATCATAAGGACGGGGAGCATAAATTCTACACTTTGGCAAAAAGAGCCGAAGACGGAGACAAGAACTTTCGAAGATTAAAATATACCTCATACGACAATCCTTTTATTCCACGTCACCAAATTGACGAACTAGCCGAACAGCTTGACGAATTGAACCGCCTTCAAGAGATTGACGGGGAATTTGTAAACGCTAATGACAAGCCTTATTTATACGCCTTTTCTGAGCTTAAACATAAAACCAAACCTATTGAACTTAATCCTAATCTTCCGCTCTGGATTAGCCTGGATTTTAACGTTAATCCTATGACCTGTGGCGTAGCTCAAAGGTATAACCTCTTAACCCTGAAAATTATAGATGAATTTTCTATTGCAAACAGTGACCCGGAGGAAGTATGTAAACAAATAATCGCTAAATATCCTCAAATGACTTCAAACCTCAAGGTAACAGGTGATGCGTCGGGGAATAATCGCGTGGCTGCAAAGTCAGGTCTTACCAGTTGGAAGGTAGTAAGGTCTACTCTCAAACTAAGAGATGAGCAAATGCAAGTAAGAGGAAAGAACCTATATTTAGATGACAGTAGAACGCTTTGTAATTCAATTTTAACTAATGCAAATATTGAAATCGGGGAAAACTGTAAAGGAGTAATAAGAGATTGCGGAAAGGCGGCAGTGGATGAAAAAGGGGAGTTGATTAAGGATAGTTTATCAAACGGAAATCACCATTTAGATTGGTTTCGCTATCTGCTTGATGCTAATTTTCCTGACTTTATAGATAACCCGAAAAAGTACAAACCGCAAAGTCTCAGCGCGGGACAAAACGCAAAATAATACAAAATATGATACCAAAAGAATTTCAAATTTACGGGCAATCTATAAAAGTAGAGATTGGAAACAAAGAGCTAAGTAGTATAGGTGATGTAGCATACGCCGATTATCTGACAAATACAATTAAACTAGCTGATTTTTGGAACAATGAACCAGTAAATGAAACAGCCTTAGAGCAAACTTTCTTCCATGAGCTTGTGCATATGATATTAGAAAAATCAGGGTGGCAAAGATCTTTATTTAAAGACAAGCACGAAGAAAAAGAGCATTTTGTCGAAAACTTCGCAGCCCTTTTACACCAAGCTATCAAAACATTTAAATATGATGCTTGAAACCTGGGTAATAAATGATCTTATAATTTGGGCTATCTACGCAAGCATGACCGAGGGAATGATTTTCGAAAATATAGACAGAGGAATAAGAGCTTATTTATATCAGAGAGTAAAGCCGGAAATATGGCCCGAAGGCGTTAATTATTTTACCGTTAGTCATTACCGAAGATGGAAAAATGCCACGGAAAGCGTTGATTACTGGCTAAAACCTTTTTATAAATGTGCTATTTGCATGCCTTCAATTTGGGGAAGTGCAGGATTTCTTATATTTGTTGACCAGCCTCTTTACTTTTGGCCTATCTATGTAATCTCAATGGTAGGAGCAAACTATATTATAAGTCAAGCAATTTCAAAACATATAACGATAGACAGTGAATGACCACGCGCGAGGAAAAAGCCGCCGAAATGAAGCGAGTTTATGACTTAGGAGTGAAGTATGTAAAAAGGCTTGAAAAAGTTGTAAAATACAAACCTTCGACCATCAAAAAGACAGCCCAACAATTTAAATTAATACTTATTATTACAATCATTGTAAGAAGGGCTCAATGGGAGTTAAAAGTTATTGAAGATATGCCGATGCCGCCAAAATTCCCGAAGGGAGGAATTGTAAATGGAGTTTCAGACGAAATAATACTTAAAAAATGAATAAAACCCATTTCAAACTAATGAAAATTGCCACGGTTAAAACTTCCCTGACCTCAGAAGGAGTAAGAACCAAATTAAGCAGGGGAATAGGTTTAATTAAACTAACAGAAATTCAATTTATATACGATAGTGCAGACGGCTTAGAGTTAGTTATGAATTCAGGAGATCGCTTCTTTGTCGAAAATCTTACCTTAGTTCAAATTCAGAATTTTATTAACGGGATTATTGATTAGAGCCTTTTACATTTGGTAAAAAAACTCTAAACATGAAAAAGTTATTATTAATACTCGTTATAGGTTCGCTTTTTAGTTGCGAACAGCTTGAAGAAATCGGTAAAGGCAATGATTATCAGTCACCAGGAAAGTTTTATGTTAAATTTGAAAACAAATCCACAATTGATAAAACAATGCTGATAGATGTTTATTCCTCTCCTTCGCAAAAATCAACATTGAAAACTCCCATATTAACAGCATTTCCAGCAACGGGAGTATTTGAAAGAACGTTTGAAATTCAAGGCGTAATGTATGCGTATGCTTATAGAAAAAAGGGAGATGGAGATTTTATGGCTCGATTTACATTAAACAAAGACGGGCTAACAATGGGATCAGAAAACGCAGGAAAACTTAAAGCTTGGGCCATATATGACCCATTCTATAAAAAACCATGAACAAAGCTTGGAATTTCTTCATATTAATGATCATCGTCAATGTGGCGGCAATCGCTTGTATCTTCTTTTTTAACCTCATGTATCCGGTTCCAAGAAACACGGCAGCAATGACACTTATTTTTGTAAATCTTGGAACGGCACTAGTTTATTTCATTGTATCCTACCGAAACCCATAAGGACTATAAATGTGACTGATTCGTAACTAAAGGCTTGAAGAAATTCAGGCTTTTTTTTATTAAATTCCTTCTTTATTGTGGCATATCGCCGAAAAAACCAAACAAACCATCAATATGAAGAAGATTGAATCTCCTCCGATACTTTTTAAAGAAAGTCCGCGAAAAGCGTAACATCTACCACGTTGATTACAGGGACAAAATAGAACTAGCGTTTAAAATAGATAATGTTTCATATTACCGATTTAAGGAAACATCTAAAACGCCTCATTTAAGAATGTTCTATATGAATTTTTATATAGATCAGTATCGAAACGGTATGGAGTTCGAACCTTTAGAATCTTACCTGGAAAAAATACAAGATCAGGTAGAAAGAGGGAAAATCGGAGATGCATCCTATACAATCAAAGCCCTTAGAGAGCGAATAAAGATAAATCAGGAACTAGGACTCTTATATAAAATTGCCACGGTCGTTTATTTCACAGATGACGAAGATTTAGAGAATTTCTATCCTTCCGAGAACGCTGACAAGCTCAAAACCTTCAGAAAATCAAAAGAACACGCTTTTTTTTTAACCTCGCCTATGATAAATATCTTTCCTTTACTGAATTCATTCGTGTCAGATTCAGGAGCCTTTTTGAACAAGGTCAGGGCAGCCGAAGAGATAATAAACGAGATAGATTCACTCTTCCTTCGTCCCTCGGACAACGGATCATAGACGATAAATTCCACGAACTTAAAAAGATTTCCAATTTTGATATTGATGAAGAAAAAAGGTTGCTTTCGCTATCTGTCTATGATTTTTATTTTCATTTGGAAGGCTTACACAAAGCTTCGGCTAAATCTAACGCGGCCACACCTCCAAATGGAAAAAAGACATGGAGCTAGGACAAGTAGTTTAAGAGGCGCAGTTTGGTGGCTTATGCTCAATAGACAGAACTTAAAAGAGGTAGAAAAAGGTTGTGAAGATTGTTGTAAAGCTTATCCTGGCACTCAGTTTGAATTTGCCTTTAATTTATACGTTTCTTGCCTTAAACACCCGCCAAAAAAATAAAACACCTCAATAAAGAAGTGTTTTAAAACGTATATCGTAAAAAGTGTATAAGTGGGAAGTTACAAAAAAATAAAGCATCTTAAACGTAAGATGCTCTAATGACTCACAATACTTAAAACTTTTCGAATTCGGATGCCCTTTATATTGAACTAATCTAGCTAAAAATCAACTATATTTATATTTTACTTGTGGCAATCTTGCCGAAAAACATTAAAACCCCGTCTTTCTATGTACTGCGTTGGCTGATAAGAATATCAAAATTGTCTACAGTGTAGAAACTACGGATATTGAAGCCGCTAACGCTATCTTTCAAAAGATCGCTAAGAGTACCGATAAAGCAGATAAAGAAGTTGAAGAATTAGGTAAGGATGCTAAGAAAGCAGGAGCCACAACTACTAACGCCTTTAAAGAATCTGCAAAAGAGGCAGATAAACTAAGCAAGGCAACAAAAGGGGCCTCGTCTGCGGTGGATGGACTGGGAAATACCTTTAAAAAGATTGCAGGGGCCGCCGTGGCGGCTTTCACCATTGATGCAGTTTTAAATCTCGGTAAAAAGATTTTTGATGTTACTGCCGAGTTCCAAAAGTTTGAAGCCGTATTGACTAACTCTCTGGGAAGTTCTTCCCTCGCACAAGCCGCCTTAGTTCAAATACAAGAGTTTGCAGCAAAAACGCCTTTTTCAGTCCGAGAGTTAACTGAGGCATATGTACAGTTAGCAAATCGAGGAATAAAGCCGTCTATGGCTTCTCTCACTAAAATGGGAGATTTAGCCAGTGCATTAGGCAAACCTCTTTCTCAAGTCAATGAAGCAATTTTGGATGTAACAAACTCGGAAAGATGGACAGAGCTAGGAGTAAAAGTAAAAGTCAACGGAGATAAGATAATAGGAACTTTCAGGGGCATGACAGTAGAGGCCGAAAAGTCAGAGGCCGGAGCATTAAAGCTTGTTGAAGCTTTCGGAGAAATGAAAGGCGTAGCGGGTGGAATGGCTGCCGTTTCAGAAACTTTAGGCGGCAAAGTATCAAATATGAATGATGCTTTTGACCAGTTGTTTAATACGATTGGAAAAGAAGGATCAGGGGTAATGGGTTTTGCTACTTCGGAGCTGACCAGATACCTAAATCAACTCACAGAATTAATTAAAACCGATGCAACCAGACAAATAGAGGCAGACAATAAGGCTTTAGCCGATCAGGTTACAGAATGGGAAAAATTAAACTTAGAGCAGTTAAAATATATTGAAAAAACTAAGCAACGGGCAAGGCTTGGCGCTATAATGGATAACAACGCCGGAGGAATGCTACATTCTTTGACCGAGGAAATACATATTCTAGAGGACCTTATCAAAAAAAGGGAAAAGCTAGAGGGCGTAACGGAAGGAGAACTTGGAATTCTTCAAAAGTTAAGAAAAGAACTAAAAGAGCTTAACGAAGAAAGAGAGGCCGCTACCTCAGTTAATGAAATCAAAGATTATAACAGGAGAATAAAACAAAAGCAAGCGGAAATAGACGCTTTGATTGGAGTAGGAAAAGCCGCTGAGAGGGCAAAAATAGCCCTCGAAAAATTGGCCTCTGTAGACTTTGGCACAGGAAAAACAGCCAAAACGCTCGATCTTATTCAAGAAAAATTGGAAAACGGCCGCAAGTTCTTCGAAGCCTATTACAAAAAGGTTTACGGTCAAACTATTACCGGAGAGCATGAGGTATCGAAGGCCGTTGAAGATAGTTCAAATAAGTTTGTTTCTGAAATAGATAAAAGGATCAACGCAAGAGCTACAGAGTACAACGTCAAAAAAACCCAAGATGAATTTGAAGACCTGAGAACAAAAGAACGATATGAGAGAAACCTACAACTCGCGCAAGACTATACTAGTGCGGTTCAAAACCTATATTCAGAAGTAGTAAATTATCAAAATCAACTCGACGACCAGAGATTAGAACAATTAACAGCCAATAAAGAAGTTGAATTGGCCCTGGCAGGAACTAACGCCGTTGAGCGTAATAAAATCGAACTAGAATTCGACCGTAAGCAACGCGAAATAAGAAGAAAACAAGCCGAAAGAGAAAAGAGGTTAGCTATTTTCAACGCGATAATAAATGTAGCTCAAGGAATTACTGCAGCCTTGAGTATGGGATTGCCCGGTATCGTTCTCGCGGTATTAGTAGCCGCCGCCGGAGCTGTTCAAATCGCAGCCATTTCTTCGCAACAAGTCCCCGCTTACGCTAAAGGAACCAAAGGAGTAAAAGGAACCGGGAATAAAGATTCAGAGGCAGCATTCTTAACGCCGGGAGAGATGGTAATTCCCCTTGCCACCAAAAAGAAGTACAACCCTATCCTAAACGCGATTTTCGATCATAAAATCGATCCTAAAATCTTAAATGATATAGCAGCCGGAAGATTTGGAGGCTCCCAATTAATAATTAATGAAAATAAGGAGCTGATAGAAGAACTAAAGAAAATCCAGGTAAATAAATTCTCTTTCGATGAAGATGGATTTACCCGCTATCAAGAAAAAGGAGCCTCAAGGACTAAGTACTTAGAGAGAAAATATAGAGCAAAATGAGAAAAGCTATAGAGTTTAGATTTATGCTTATTCACGCTATCGAGGGCAATTTGTTAATCGATGAGCCTGTAGGTTGGAGCGGCGTAAAATTTAAGCTCGAAAGAGATAAGAAGTACCACTCTATTTTATTTGAATACTCGACCCAACTGGAATTTAGGAGGGCAAATAACGGATATAACGGCGGCGCTGAGTTCTTGCTTTATATCGAAAGCAAATACGGGCCTGACGCTATTGTAAATATCCAGGTCGAAATCAGTGACCACGGGCGCGAATGGGAAGTAGTTTATTTAGGCAAATTGAACCTCGAAGATTTAATTGAAACTGAAAAAGGCGTTACCTGTATTTCAGAGCAGGAAGATTTTTGGACTACTTTCGACCAAAGAACAGGATTACAAGTAAGTTTTAAAGATAATAAGAGCGTTGACGGAGTGGCGTTGCAGACTTATACTCCTTATGCTTTGAGTATGCATTCGAAAGTATTGGTCAAACAGGTAAGAAGTGAAGTAAAGACAGGAGAACAACCGATTGCACCGCTTAGAGATGTTTTGCATTTCACAATTCCGGCGGGAGCTCCCGGTTGGCCGGATGCAGGAAGAACTGGGATTTTTCCAAATCAACCCGACACAACGCCTATAGAAAGAACCGCTTACCTTCAATATGGATTCCCGGCAGGAATAAAAGAACTTACAGATTATTGGGAAGTAGCCGGAGGCGCAAGCGACAACGAGCCGCCGCCGATCTACACGGCAAAAGAGGAAGGTTTACACACCTTTGATATAAAAATAGATTTGACTGCAATGGTTTCAGTTAAGCACGTATCAACTTTAGTAACATCTAAAGCGCAATGCGGACTAAATGACGGAACCTTAGATATTGTTAAAATAAAAACTTTCTTTATAATCAGAGATAAGGACGATGTAGAAAAATATCAAAGCTCAGTTGATTGGGGAAGCTCAAACCATTGCGGAACGATGTATGCAGATATAACAGGGCCGCAAATTATTTTTTTATTATCTGAATTCCAATTACAAGTAGGAGACAAAGTCTTTTTATATACTGCCGTCGCAATTGAGGCTGAATATGAAAGATTTGTTGCAATTAACGCTATTAACGCGCTTTGGGCAGGTTTTTTATTAAACGAAGGCTCTTATCTAAAAATAACAGGCAAAACGTTTACTCTGCCTTCCACAGCTCCAGCAATGCGGATTCACGATGTTTTACAGAACCTATGTAATAAACTCACTAATCGAAACGACTCCTTTTACTCTGAAACTTTCGGTTATATCGGCGCGCCCTATCACTCTTATGTAGAAAATGGAGTTTACGCTGATTATGTAATCCAAAACGGTTTCAATATTCGCAATTTTCCCTATGTAGACCGTCCCTTACAGTTGGATTTCAAAACGATCTATGAAAGCTTAGACGCAATATTCTGTCTTTCTCTTTCCTTAGAAGAAATCGAAGGAGTTCAACGGCTAAGAATCGAATCTTTAAACTACGCCTACACTAAGGAAAATATTCTCTCTTTCACTTTCATATCGAAGATGAAAAGGAATATTTCAAAGGATAAGTTTTACAATCAAATAAGGATCGGCTATGAAAAATCTTTGCCCGAAGACATAAACGGCCTGGATGAGTTTTGTACTATCCACAACTACACTACCGATCTTAAAACAATAGGAGAGACTTTAAACTTAGTTTCTCAAGTCATCGCTTCAGGTTCACTAATTGAAGTAACACGAAGGGCGCAGTATAATGCGACATTGACTACAGATACGGCGTACGATAACTTACTATTTATTGTCGCCGTCCTTCATACAGACCCGACCAAATCCGAGAGAAATGAATATTTTGATACTGTCAATAACCTCTTATCTCCTGAAACAGCCTACAACTTACGACTTTGGACGGCTTATAACCTTTTGAGGCAAGGAAACAAAATAAACGGAGGTTTGCTTAAAAAACTCGGGACTAAATATAATTTTCAATCAGGCGAAGGAAATTATATAGTCCAAATGGAGCAAAAAGTAAGCGAGATAGTTTACCCAGGCTCTTACAATGCCGAACTTTTAAAAGGAGGGGAAAGTATACTTTGGGCCTATGCAGAGTTACCGGAAGTGGAACCGCTTTGGAGTCCAAACGAATATATTTTCGAGTATCCATTCTCTCTAAGAGAGTTGAATGTACTTAAGGCTAATCGAAACAAGTCAATTTTTATATCAGGTGATTTGTTTCCTGAAGGAGGAATAGAAGCCTTTATCTTAGAGGTAGAAGCGGAAGTCACAAGGGGAATAGGAAAGTTTAAAATGATAGCAGCAAATGAACTTCCATTTAACTACGTGCCCGAAGACGCGGAAACACTTCTTTTGCAAGATGGATTTGATTTACTGATGGAAAATGGTGATTTAATTTTATTATAATGGCAAAGTCTCACTTGGTTGTTGAATTTGTTAACGCTGCCGTTACGGATAGTATTACTTTTCCATCTGTAGACGGGGCAGGAACATCGAAAAAGTTTACCTTTCCCTCCGGAATGGACGGGCCAACTGCCGCCGCCGCCTTAGTATCTTGGTGGACTTCTAATGTCGGACTAACTAATTACTCAGTTACTGCGAGTGGCAGCGCGACCACAATTCTAGCTTTAGCCGACGGAGCGACTTGGAATATCGGCTACCCTATTATTGTAAATAGTAATGGTTCTAATATTAACATCTATTATAATCCTGTACCTCCATGCGATTTAGCTATCTCGAGTGTTGTTGTTGCAAATGATACCAATGCGTCAGGAGTTGGAAAGATCACAGTTAACGCAACTTCATCATTTACAATAGAATACAGACTAAACCCCGACGGAGCGTGGCAAACCAGTAATGTATTTTCCGGGTTGAATTCAGGAAATTATACTGTAGTTTTAAGAGATTATAACGGATGTTTTGGGGCGGCAAATGTAGACATAGCAAATCAGGCGTGTAATATTCGAATATCGTCTTTTACTTACACAAACGAAACAGGAACAGACCTAAACGATGGAACTGCCACCATTGCGGCTACAAGCATTCAGACAGGAATAGTGTTTTCTTTAGACGGCGGGATTTTTCAATCTAGCGGCTTTTTTACAGGGATCGCACCGGGAGTTCATTCAATCGCAGTCAGAGACGCAGCCCTCTGTTATACTTTTAATAACTTCGAAATACTTGAATTTGTTGACGAAGTACCACCAATCCCTGAAGAATGTTTTAACCCGGCACTCGTTATTGCAGAGGCTATTCCTTATCGTTTTGTTCTGAAGCATTGTAATGAATTGGACGATTTAGATAAGCTCTATTTCGAGTCTGACCTTTGCGGAGTTTACCAACCTTGTTACGCACAACCTCTTAAGTGTACCGATGTTCTAACGCTTCAGCTCTATTACTTAGAGGAAGAGTTTTCGACTATCCCGAAGCTTTCAGTAATAGACATGACTACTAAGTCAGTGCTCTATTCTCTCCCATTTATTGACTTGGGAGGCGGCTATTACTCGATAGCCAAAAACGTAAGCGAACTGCCATTGATTTGCAACAAAACAGTATATTTAGAGGTCAAATCTTACCTCGCTTATAATGATACAGAGTACTTTACTCATGCCAGGAGCGAGGCGATTAGAGCAAGCAATTGGTTAGACTGTAACATCCTGATTAAGTACTGGAATGATGCAGATTACGAAGGGATAAAGTATGAAGGAACAGGATATATAAATCATTTGCGATTAGAGGCGATATTTGATGAAGAAAATTTACCTCAAGAAATCGAAGTTTACACGAAGTCTAACGGGTATATCGTACCACTTTATGAAACTATTAAAGAAGTCTGGAATATAGATGTTTCTTACGTTCCATACTACTTACATAAGATAATTACAGTAGCCTTGTCTCACCAACATGTTTCGATCGAAGGCCGGGAATATGTGAAAGAGGAACCATATACCTTTGAGAGAGTACCGAAATACGCACTTCGACGCGGAATCGGGAAACTCTCAAAGAAAACGTACCAATCTAAAAACTTAGTTTACTAAAATGCTGTCTCAAGTCAATTGGGGAAACAATGCCATTAATTCACGCCAAAACTCAATAAAATGGCTGATTTATATTGTACCCAGGAAGAATTACCTGAATTTGTCGCAATAGATTGCGGCGGGGATGAAGCCGGGATAATCGGAGTTGGATTCTTAGAACCTGAAGTTAATTTTAACGGATCGCCTGACCAACTTTCAGACGCTGCTTTCTGGCAGTCTCTTGTAGATGCCAGCCCTAAACAAGCTTACATTATTAAGAATACGCGGGGCGAATATCCAAAAGCGGCTGTAACTGAATCGGAAGGATTCGGAAGAAAATCAACTCAAGTGACAGGACGCGACCACGAGGTAACTTTTGAAGTGCCCGGAATTAAAGACAACGTAGTCTTTTTTAACAGGATTAATCGAAGGACTGACCTACTCTTTTCTTTTGTAACAAACGGTGATTTGATTCACTATGTAAAAGTGCCTGTAAGTATTGATGCAGGAATCCAAATCGACAGAGATATAAAAGCATGGGAATTCTTCGCCGTGACTGTTAAATGGTCTGACTTCGATTTGCCTATTGTGGAAGACGCACCCGATGGAATTTTTGAATAACCAAGGGGGGGAAACCTCCCTTAAACCTTTATTACCATGCTGCCAGATAAATTAGAGGGGAAAGAGTTTTCAGAGTATTTAACTAACATCCTTAAGGACGACAAGTATAAGCATGCCAATTATGAAAAAACGGTAAGCCATGCTAAAGAAATGGGTGTGCATGCATGGGGAGAAGACCCTGTAGACATACTCAATAAGGCAAGACCCAGAGAAGAAGCCGCCGTCAAGCAGTATCGTATTGATTCTTGGGAATCTATCACTTTGTCCGACTTTGATAAGGCCGTTTATATTGGTCAGAAAATTTTCAACCCGAAACTTTACTCTATTAATTTTCCTCCCCAACCTCAAGGGGTAAAACTGGCAGAAAATGAAACTTTAGAAGTTTACACAACTAAGAATTTTCCTCTTTTTGATAACGTTTTTAATTATTTTTCTGAAGTTCTATTAAGGCAACAAATTGCAGACCCTAACGGGGCAATTTGTGTAGTTCCGACGAAATACGAACTACCGCAAGCAGATTTACAAACGCCTCACATTGTCCTTTTTAATTCAGCTCAAGTAATGGATAAAAAAGAGGGCGTTTTCTTCCTTTTTAAAGATCAGAATACAGTAAAACTAAAAAACAACAGGGAGGGCGCAATATTTCACCTGTTTACAATCAATTCAATAATTACTTTTTACGAGACTGAAAGCTCTAATCAAAATAAGGAGTTTATAGAGTTTAATAGATATGATCACAACTTCGGAGTTTTACCCGCTTGGAATTTAGGAGGCGTGGTAGATTCACGCACCTATCCTTATTATTACCTTTCTTTCTTTAATGCTGCCCTTCCTTACTGGAATAAAGCCGTAAGATTAGAAAGCGATTTGGACGGGGCGATTATTAATCATTTGCACCCGCAAAAATGGGAAATGACCTTGGATTGTGAGAACGTCCAAGATGGTCAGCACTGCCAGGACGGTAAAATCTACATACAGAAAATAAACAAGCATGTTACATGCTCAAAATGTAACGGCTCGGGAAAGATTTCTGTAAAATCTCCTTTCGATGTTTATCAGATTAATACAGATAAGTTGGCAAGTATGGAAGGGAAAAGTCAAATAGTACCTCCCGCCGGATATATTAACGTGCCGACTGAAATACTCACAGTCTTAGACGAAAAAATTCAACACAATTTAGAACGCGCTTTATCTGCTATCTGCATGGATATTGTCAATAAAATAGGCGAAAACCAATCAGGAAGGGCAAAAGAAATAGATAGAACTGAATTAAACTCTTTCTTACAGAGAATTTCAGATTACATGTATGATAATCACGTTTTAAACGTCTTTTATTTTATTAACCGCTACAGATACGAAACTCTTTTCGGTTCCCGTGTTGATGAGTATTTACCTATTATCTCAAAACCTACAAGCTTCGATATCTTAACCATCCAGGATGTAACAGAAGAACTCGCCAAAGCCAAAGAAAACAATTCAAGCCCTATTTACCTGGAAGCCCTTGAGAGAGATTTGATAGATAAGAGGTTTGGAACAAATGAAGAAATACGCGCGAGGGCAATTCTCTGCATTGACTTAGACCCTTTCCCAGGTCGATCAATCGAAGATAAAATGAACATGAAACTAAATCAGACAGTACTACAGGAAGACTTAGTGATATCTGACAATGTGGTCAAATTCGTTAAAACGGCCCTTGAAGAACATGACGGCTTTTTAGAGATGGAGCGCGAAGAACAAAACGAAATAATGAAAGGATATGCGCAAAGTCTGATAAAGGGAAACGAGCCGAAAATAGAAGATATAGTCCCAGTTTTACCAGCTCCGAAGACAAAACAGCTTGCACCGTCAAACAATCCTTTAGATGTCGCCTGAAGTCCTAGCCTCCAACATTGAAGATATAATCTTAACAGCCGTTAACGACTTCAATCAGGGGTTGGAAATCTCCCAGGTGAATGCCTATTCAAAGCTTTTAGGACTTGTTAAAGAGCTAAAACTAGATTCTTTAGGCAACATCAAACGAACTGCCGAAAATGTCAAAGTATTAAAAACGCTCTCAAAGTCAATAGAAGATACTTTATTAACCGATGCTTATAAAAAGAGAGTGAGTAAGTATTTAGGCTCTTTTGATCTGGTAGAAGCCGAACAAGCACTTTATTTTAATGTAATTAAAAAAGGATTCGAAGTCAATCCGATGCTTGCCGCCGTTAAAACTTTCAGCGTTAATAATACCATTCAATCTTTAATGCAGTCAGGCTTAAATCAAGCTTTTACCCAACCGATAAAAGATATTCTGATTCAAAACATTACTACAGGCGGGAGTTACGGAACTATGACCGAGCAATTAAGAACTTTTGTAATTGGTTCTGAAGATGTAGACGGAGCTTTTTTGAAACACACTAAAACTATTACTTCCGACTCTATCAAGTCTTATAATGCAAATTATAATCATTCAATAGCCACTGATTTAGGATTACAGTTTTATAGATATGTTGGAGGGCTAAAAGATACTTCGAGGGCTTTTTGTGAGGAAAGAAATAAGAAGTTTTTCCATATAGAAGAAGTAAAAGCGTGGGGAAACGGCGATAGATGTTGCGGTCTGCTTTGGCCTCAGAAAAGAAACGGAGTTGCTTATTGGGACGGGATGCGAAAAGGAACGAATGAAAATAACATTTTAATCAATAGGGGCGGTTATGCTTGTAATCATCAATTTGTTGCAGTTAGTGAGGGAATTGTGCCCGATGAAGTAGTTAAGAGGGCGCGGGAAAAGGGGTATTTATGATTCCTTATCTTTTTGATTCCTTTCCATTTCCTCTTTCCATTCCGGTTTATAGAGGTTAAGATCTGCTAAATCGGCCCGATAATTCCCATTGGAGTCAAAAGGACTACTAATGCAGTCAAGATCACGCATAGAAACCATTCTTTTGTTTCCCAGTTTTTTTGTTCCTATTAGTCGTTTTTGTTGAAGACCATATAGAAATCTAACACTTACACCGTAAATCTTAGCGGCCTGTTTAATGCAAATCCACGGCCCCCCATGACTTTCCAGTGTATATTTATCCACGGCGCGCTGAATCATGTTATATATAGATTCGTCAACAAGCTTTAATAGGAATTCTCCGCTAAATGTATTTAGTAGGTACTTTTCCTCTGGCAACATGTTTTCTTCTAAGTTTTTCATGTTATCTATTTCTAAAAGTTTTTGGGTAGTTAAAAAAAATCAGAATTTTTATTATCAAATATAAGATTATATTACATACTTTTATACTGAAAATCAACGACTTTGTAATTTAACAAGATTTTTAAAAACGTTCTCAACTATTCCAAAGACTAGAAAAAGGTTTGACTTTAATATTCACGCTTATTCAACTTTTTAACTATAACTATATGATTAATTACTCAATCAAACCAATCGAAACCGAATACAAAGGAATTTTGTATCGGTCGAGGTTAGAAGCTCGCGTAGCTTGTTATTTTGATCTTAAAAACTGGTTTCATGTATATGAGCCTTTTGAGTTTTCCAGTTGGTTCCCCTGACTTTTTAGTCAGAAGAGGAAATAAAAGCGAGGCGTTGGTAGAAGTAAAGCCCGTCTTTGAGATGTTCAACACCGAAAAATATAAAGAGGTAAATTTTAACAGGCACTCAGTTTTATTGATGTCTCCTACCACTTGTTTAACAATCAAAAAAAATAGCCTTCATAATTGGCACGTCGAACATGATCCATTATGGATTAGAGCACAAAATCTAACAAGGTTTACACCTCCGATTGATGACAGGATGCATAGAAACGGGACTATTCCAATAGAATTTGATAGCAAAGATGACATTGGTTTGGCTGGTTGGCCTTTGCCACGGGCAGCATGAAAAAACAGAGTTAAAAGCCTCACTAAACATGAGGCTTTTTTATTTATTGTCTTTTTGATCGTGCAGATTATGAGTATAAGGATTTAGCTCTGATTTATTTAAAACAAATGTTTCTTCTGTCCACCTTAGCAACTCATGTAATAAAAAATTCATATCATATCCTTTAGTCCTAAAAAGTGGTTTGTGATATATGTCAAAAACCTCTCCTTTGTAATAAGGTGGGCCGCTTGGCCTCCAATCTAAAGTAAATCTCATTCTTAAATTAAATTGATTCATTCTTAAGTTAAGATCACATACTTTTATCGCCGCTGGTTCTTGGTCACCGTCTTGTAGTGCAATCGCCTTAAGAAGTTTATTTTCTACTGAATGCCTCATTTATTATAATCAGTATTCACTTTAGAATAATATTCTTTCAAAATAATCTTCATTAAAGATCCTTTCGATACTTGTAAATCTTGCCTATGTTTTTCTAGCTTGGTTTTAAGATCACCCCAAACAAGCGTTTGATATTTTATAGTCTCGGGATTGTTCATAAATGAAATTTATCCAAAAATATCCAAAAATAGCAATTTAAACACCTTGTTTTTAGCCCCTTAATTACCTTTATCAAAAGCTTTATTTTATGTCTGACAAAAAGCCTTACCGCCACATAAAAACAGGAAAAGTAGTTTATCTAAATGATCAAGCTTATTCCTTAATGAAAGACTCCTATGTCCCCGAAGGAGAAGAAAGCAGCGCAGTAATCCCGAAGACGAAAAAAAAAGAAGATGTTGTGGAGGGTGACATAGAAAAAGCAAAAGAAGTTTGGGAAGAGACAGTGGAGCCGAAAAAGAGTAAAAAACATAAAGACGAAGAGTAAAATTTATGCCAAACGTTCAGGAGTTTCTAAAAGATGTAGCTACTAAGGCAAAAATAGACCCGACAAACCCCGATTTTGCGACGGTTATAGGGGCTTCAGGATTGAAAGAAATTGAACTTCCTCCGGCTTTTGTCGCTGAATTTCACAAACATTTTCTTACAAGAGATGCAGCAAAAAACGATAAAGATATTTTCGATGAGCACGAGAGAACAGCACGAGGTAAGTTTTATGGAATACTCGACAATAAAGTAGGTCAATTTCTAACCTTTTTCGGGGATTACTTAACAGACGATCAGAAAAACGAGATCACAAAAGCCGTTGATACTCCTACAAAATTTGATCTTATTAATAAATATTTACCTGGTTCTATTCAGGAAAAAATTAAAGTTCCTGCCACAAAACACACTTCAGAGGAAGAAAAAAGGAGATTGGAGGAAGACTATAATAAGAAACTGAAAGAAACAAAAGAGGCAGTTGAAAAAGAATGGACTGAAAAACTAAAGGCTAAAGACCGGGAGGTCGAATCCGAACAAATTGGAAGTTTTATCAAACAAAAAATATTTTCTTATAACCTGATGGATAAAATACCCGGAGGCAAAGATCGCGCGGCTACTGGAATTATAAGCGAGATTTCCGACGAGTACTCATTAGTTTATCAGAAAGGTGTCGGAGTCCATCTTCGTCAAAAAGATGACCCGGAAAAAGATGTATACATCAAGAGCGACAAAATTACTCTTGAAACTGTGCTAAATGAAAAGCTTAAAGATTATGTTAAGAAATCCGATGCTGAAGGCAATGGAATTAATAACAAATCTCCTTTTACTGTGACTGAAAAACCTGTCGGCAAATTGTCCTTGCAGGAACTAAACAGGATCGCAGTACAAGCAGAAGCTGCGAAATTAGCGAACCAATACAAAGGTTAATTTTTTTAATTCCTTATCACTATGCCTTTACTTAATAATTTGGTTGGAGCTTGTAACTCCATTCTAGGATATATGGCTGATGTTCAAGCCCCAAATTACGCTTTTACTTTAGGTAAAAAACTCGGTTATCTCGACTATATCACCTCGGGCCTTAATATAAGCATGACAAACCCGACAATGACGCAAATGAAATCCAACGGCAAGATTAAGCGCGTGGAATTAATCTACTCTCAAAGAACGAAAGACGATGTAATAAAAACAGGTCAGGCGGCAATGGACGCAAGCCTATGCGATAACGTCGAAACTTTCGAAGAAAAAAACGATATCGTTGAGATAGACAATAGAATTGCAACGCGTGTTTTAAGCTTCTCAAATGAGCAATTAAATGAGATTTGCGAAAATCCGAGGGCATTTATGGACAAGTATATTTTCCAAGAAATGCAAGCAGGACGCGAGAAGCTTGACAAAGTTCTACTTGCTGAAACTGACGCGGCGGCAGGTAAAATTATAGGCCATGACGGAACAATAACAGCAGACCCAGGCGCGGGAGCCGGAAAACCAATTAAATTGATTGCGGTAACTACAGAAGGAGATAGAAAACCTTTATTTGGCCCTTGGGGAACTGTGGGGCTCGACTATACCAACATGGAATTGAACGGAACCCCTGCTATAATTGGTCAGGGCATTTCTTATGAGTTCATGCAGTTGGCCCGTTGGTCTTGCTGTAATTCGGCTATTCCTTTTGACGACGCAGTTGCCTTGGCCGGTTACGCTTATTTTCTTGATCAAAATGTAAATGCTGTAATGGGCAACAACGAGTTTTTGGTTATCGCTCCAGGCTCTCAGATTCTACTCACTTACAATGAAAACGTTAATATAGGAATCAATACCGAGACGAACAGGCACATAGTAGTTCAAGACCCTCTTTACCCTGGTTTGAAATGGGATGTTGATTTCAGATGGAACGAGTGTGACAAAGCTTGGAATACTTTCTTAAGTGTTTGGTTCAAACTGTACAATACTTTCCAAGACGATTCTTTCAACTGCTCAGGCGTTGCAGACAGGCTTTGCGGTATGACCGGAATATTCAAATATATCGCTACGGCTGCATAAAAATATTAATTGTTCTTCTGGAAAAAGTCAATAGGGGAGGTTTTTTAAGCCTCCCTTCTTTATATGAAAATAGCACTCTTAATTCCTACACGAGATAGGCCGCAATTCTTAGAACATGCGTTATATCTGGTTTCAAAGCAAACACAGAAGCCCGATATAATCGAGGTTGTGAACGATAAACCGTTATCAAATCAAAAGGATATTACATATAGATATCGTTTAGGATGTGAAAGATTAGTATCGAAAGGGGCCGATGTGATATTATTCTGGGAAGATGACGATTTTTATTCCAATACCTACATTCAAAGCATGCTGCAATCTTGGTCAGCATGCGCGCAACCTCATATTTTCGGCATAAACTATACGATCTATTACCATCTGAAAATCAGAAAATGGTTAAGACAAAACCATGAAGGTCGGGCTTCGGCAATGAATACGCTTGTGACTAAAAATATAGTTGATTTCTCTTGGCCTGACGATTCAGAGAGCTTTTTAGACCTCATTCTCTGGAAAGAAATGAAAGGAAGGGCAGTAGATTCGACTATTAAAAGTATCGGAATAAAGCATGGTTTAGGACTATGCGGTGGAGGTGGTCACCACCGGACAATGTGGTACAAAAACGAAGACCCGCAAATGAAGTGGTTGGCCTCTCATGTAGATAAAAAAAGCTTAGATTTTTATGTTAATCTCTCTTATACATCCTAGCAGGGGAAGACCCCAAAAAGCCTACGAAACCTTATTAAATTGGTCGAAAAAATCAACTGTCGATTTAGAGCATATTCTATCTTTAGATATGGACGACCCTTATTTGGATGAGTATAGAAGCCTTTTTACTCACTACATAGTAAATTATAACACATGTATGGTGGAAGCTGCAAATCTCGCAGCTCAAGAATCAAAAGGTGATATTTTAGTTTACTTATCAGATGATTTCGACTGTCCGGAAAACTGGGACTCTTTGATTTTAGCTAAAACTTTAGGATTTAAAAATTGGGTTCTGAAAGTAGACGACTGTTTGCAAAAGTTTTCGGTTCCGATTCTTACTATCCCGATAATGTCGCGGTCTGTTTATAAGCATTTGGGTTATTTTTGGCATCCGTTATATAAATCTATGTTTGTGGATGAAGACCTTTACTGGACTTGTAAGCAGTGGTTAATTGAAGCCCCTTCCTTAAAGTTTCCACATTTACACCCGGCCAACGGAAAAGCAAAAAACGACGAAACCTACAGAAGGAGCGCAAAGAATTGGGGACAAGGTAAAGCCGTATTTCAGAGGCGAAAATCTAAAAATTTCCCTGTATGATTTTATCAATCCTTATTCCAACCGTTAAGAGGCGAAAACGGTTACTTGATTCTTTAGTCTGGGAGCTTCAAAGACAAATGCAAGGCAAGGCGGTGGAAATTATTATTGATGAAGATGAAAAGAAAACAACAGGAGAGAAAAGAAACCGCTTAAAGGCAAGGGCGAAAGGCGAATATATTGTTTTTATTGATGACGATGACCAAATTTACCACGAGTATATATCTGAAATCTTAAAAGGGTGTGAATCCGGGGCAGATGTCATAGTCTTTAACGGTTACATGACTACAAACGGGAAAAATAGAGTAAATTTTGTGATTCGTTTAGGGGAGGCGTACGAAATGAGAAACGGAGTATATTACAGGTATCCGAATCATCTTTGTGCCTTTAAAAGGTCACTTGTGAAAGACATTCATTTTCCTAATGTCTCAAAAAGGGAAGATTTTATTTGGAGTGCGAAAGTAAAAGATTCGGATGTACTAAAAACTCAGTATATTATTGAAAAGGACCTTTATCATTATAGATTTTTAACTCATAAATACTAATGTATTCACAGAACCAGGAGGAAAAATATATTTTGCAGTTTTTCGGGGACTTTGTCGGAGGATTGCTTGATATCGGGGCGAATGACGGGTTTACTTTCTCTAATTCGATGGCGTTGATTGAAAGGGACTGGACGGCTGACCTTGTGGAACCTTCTCCAAAAGCTTATAAGAAACTTGAAAAGCTTTATTGGGGGAATCATAAAGTTTTTGTCTGGAATTGTGCTATAACAGAGAAAACAGGTGAATCAGAGTTTTATGAATCGGGGCCGCTAATCAGTAGCAAAGATATTGCCCTCGTTTCTTCAGTGAAAAAAACAGAGTTGGAAAGATGGTCAAAAATAGACTTTAAAAAGACCAAAGTGGGAACCATGACAATAAATGACCTTTCTAATTATGCAGATTGCCCTATATGGGATTTTATTTCTATTGACGCAGAAGGTTACGACCTCGAAATATTACGGCAAATTGATCTAACATATACAAAACTCCTTTGCATCGAATGGAACTCAATTGAGGAAACAAAAAAGGCAATCTTAGATTATACTTCTAAATTCAAAATGAATAAAATTCTCTATACTTCCGGCGAAAATCTTTTAATATGCCAAGGCTAGGAGCTGCTTACAATGTCTTCGACGGGTTGGAGCTTTTGGAGGCTTCGATTAATTCAATTCGTGATAATGTCGATTATGTTTGCGTAATTCTACAATCTGTTTCCAACTATGGGAACCCTGTTAAAACTAATTATGAATTCTCAAACCTTGAGATTCATTACTACAGTCCTAATCTTTCACTTAGCCCCGCCTGGAACGAAATACGAAAAAGAAACATAGGACGGGAAATGTGCAAGGCCGCCGGGTGTACTCACTTTATGACAATCGACGCAGATGAATTTTACCTACCCGAAGAATTTAAACGAGCTAAAGAAATAGCGTTTAATTTTGATTCTTCCGCTTGTCAGATGTTGACCTATTATAAGACTCCTGAATACATTTTAGACCCTCCGGAGGCTTATTATGTGCCATTTATTTATAAGTTAGACAATAGAGAATTTTCTAGAAACATGTATTTTCCTGTTATGGCAGACCCTACCCGGAAATTAAAAGCCGGGAAAATACATTTATTCCCTCGTAATGAATTGCAAATGCACCATTTATCTTACGTGCGAAATGATATCCGGCAAAAGCTTGAAAACTCGACAGCGCGTGGAAATTGGAATAATCTTGATAAAGTAGTCAGTTATTTTCAAAATTGGCAATATCCGCAAGCGGCGTTGCTTGCGGGAGGTTCAGAGAGGTTTTATCAGACCAAAGCGGTAAAATTTCCGCTAATCGACTTCCTGCATGACCTACATATAAAGTAACTCCTCTCTTTTTGTAGTTCTCATTTAACCAGGAGAAATCTTTTAGAATCTTTTCCATTATAAGCGTTCCTTTTAGTTTGGAATGTGAGAGAAAATCAACGCCGTACATTATAATTTGCTTGGCTCCTAAATGATAGGCAAGGTTACAGGCTATAAAAGGAGAGTTAACAGAATGATAGATATGATTTTCGTTAAACGGTTGATCTTTTATTATCCCATGCGTTGCAGTTTTCCAATAAAAGCAATCCTTAAACTCTTTCCAATCGTCGATATTTGAGTAAAACATTTTAGGAGTACAATTCTTAATAACTGCAAGCCTTGAGGCGGTAAATCTTCTCGGTGGATCAACACAGACTACCATTTCAGTTTTTACTTTGGCCCAAACGTCATTAACTCCTATTTTAGGAGCGTCAAAATCACGAAAAAATTTAAGAGTTTCCCCTAGGCCGAGCACAAAAATAGTTTTCATTCAACTAATTAATTCACTTATATTTACTTGAAGCTTCGTATCAATCAAATCTAATGAATAAATGCTTTGAAAACTATATTACCCTCGAAGGATTAAGCCCGGAAATACCTCCCCGTTCTAAGCTATATATTAATGATCTTCCCGGCGTTACCTTAGCTATGTTTACAGGTTTAATGGACGAAGACCAATCCGACATAGAAGAATACTGGGAAAGTCTTTACAGGCGATCAGTAGCCAATTTTATCGATGAGGTTTCTATTCGAATGAACCAGGAGTTTTATGTCGATAAAGTGATAGACTCCCAGAGGTCAGGCGTTGTAATAAAACCTGTAGAAGTCAATCTAACAGAAGAAATTCAAGCCGGGGTATTGATCGAGGTGATAAAAACCCGCTATAGTACAACCGAAATTCAAACGATAGACATTTTTTCTGTAGGTTCTCCGGCTTCAAAGGCCAAACTTCGAATAATTGATGATGAAACAAATCAGGTTCTTTGGTCTAAGGTGGTCGATTTGCTTGTAGAAGTAAATACGGTAGATGTTTTTGAAAATTTTGATTGTCAAAGGTTAAGAGTAGTTTACGATACCGATCAAGTTTACTCTTATCAGACAGTCAGGTACAAAGATGACAATTCTTACTACGGATCAACTAAAATTTGTGATCCGTGTACTTATCAGGAGACAAAAGTCACTCAATTAAACGGCGGCGGGTTAATAGTAGACTTTCTTACCAAATGCTCTATTGATCTTTTTGTCTGTTCTCAATTATCAAGATTTAAAGGGGCACTTTGGTACTATATAGGCTATGAATTAATGATCGACGCAATTCATTCTAAAAACGTGAATTGTTTTACTATAGACAGAGAAGAAGCCGAAAGATTAAGAGATTATTTTTGGAGCGAAATTGATAAGAAGCTCAATAATGCAATCAATCATCTTAAGATTAATGACGATTGGACTTGTTTTAACTGCAAAGGAACTATATCTAAAGTAACAGTACTACCATGACAAAAATTGTATATCCAAGTAAGCCGAAAGGCGGTAAAAAAGGCGGCGGTTCGTCTTGTTGCGGAGGTGGAAAATGAACACAGACAAAAAAATAGAAGACGCTCAAGAATTTGAGTGTTTTTATGTCTGGAAAGATCAAATCGATATAAAAAATAGACCTTATTGGAGGTCAAAACTTACATTGCTTCTCAGCGAAGTTAGAGAAATCAGGCCCGTTCACAAAGAAGATTGGACAGAAGAAGGAACGCCCGAAACGTGGGTAGCTATGAAAAACGGCAAAGAATCTGCATTAATAGTTGAATATGAAGACCTAAGAAAAGTCTGGTTGAAATTCTTACATCAATGAACCCTTATCTAGAATTTATTGACGAATTAAATGAATTGAAAAACTCCGATAGAGCCATGTTATCAGCTCTTGAATCAGTGAGGGCCGAACAGATTACCCGAATTTTCGACAATGGACTAGACGGAAACGACCAACCCATAGGTAGTTATTCGACCGAACCTATTTCAATCAGCAAAAAAAACCAGGCAAGAAACACAGGTCAGACCTATTTTCCCGGTGGATATAAAGAGTATAAGGGGAAAGCCGGATTTGATAATAGTAAGGTGAACTTAGTAAACACGGGCCAAATGCGCGACGATTGGTCAGTAATTCCTCAAGGATTAAAGACCTATGGAATGGGTTTCAAAAACGAGCTGAACGGAGAAAAAGCAGATGGACAAGAGAAGCATTTTGGAAAGCCGATCTTTGCACATTCGCCTAATGATGACAAGGTCTTCGATAAAGCACTACAAACCGAATTAGATATGATTTTCAAATGAGAAAGGTAAAAATAGAGGGCGAACTTTTTGATTTTAAGCCCTCAAAAAAGCAAATCAAAGATGTTGAAAAGAGAATAGATGATTGGATCATTCAGCAAATAGTTGAAAAAGCAAAGGCAAAAAAATGATACAGGAAACAATCGATAAGATCAATGAAAGATTAGCCCAGTGTTTAGACATTGAAAACGCTATTTTTTATGGTCTTACAATGGTTGTAAATGTTAACGGAGAAACTTACCCGGTTACGATTATAGATGGAAAACTAGTAAAAATTTGCCCTAATGATAAAATAGATGTACAGGTCTATCACAGACTAGTTAGTATTTCTTACAGTGAAAGCGAAACATATTCCTTCGGTAGAAATTCCACTTATGAAACTACTATTGCGGCAAAAATGATAGTAATCGTTAAAAATGATGCTTTATATATCAATCCGCTTTATTCTTCTGAATCCTTTTCGCTTCCTCCTAAAATCTATATTCCTGAAGAGAAAGCCCCTATATATATTTCTAAAACTTCTAATTCTGTCATTTTCGACCACGATAGTATAGTGAATCGAGAGTGGAAAAAAATTGATTACTCGAAACATAAATGCAAATTTTTTGTCTTCGAAGTAAACTACACACTAAGCACCGTCTCTTGCAAGGGTGCGTGTGACCCGCCTACAGAATCGGAGTACATACGTGCATTTGAAAACGGCGGTGCTGTTTTCATTTGAACAGGTGGCAGATAAAAAACTTACCGAATTAACAGAGCACACGGCTTTTAATGATAACGACAAATATTACATCGTTACCAGTGACGGCGTTTCGAAATTTGCAAGGCACGGGGTTTTAATTGAAAACTTAATAGCAGCAATCGAAGCGGGTTCAACTGATTCGAAGTTTCGGGGCTATAAAGAGAATGAGGCGGCAATTCAAGCCATACCAAACCCAAAAGACGGAGACGGGGCAGTAAATTTAGTTGATAACCATTTTTGGATTTATATCGCCTTAGATGTTTACGGAAATCCGCTAAATGAATGGGTAGACACAGGGCAAGTAGTAACGCCTCCCGAAGTAGACCCCTATCCGACCGACGGAAATTTTGACAAGGTTCCAAGTTCGGGCGGCACGTTTGAAAAATTAGCTGGAAAATCTGACGTAGGGCATGGGCACTCACCTTCTGAAACATGGTTACAGGAAATTCTTTCTTTTTATGTTCTTACCTCCGAATTTCTTACTCCTTTTTGGGCCGCCTTAAAGTCTGTTCTTAAGGAAGGAGATAACATTACTTTTCAGACTAACGAAACGACAAAAACGCTCACTATTCACGCTGCAGGTGGTGGTGGAGGTGGCGACCCTCATTTTTTAGGCGTTTACCCTTCTTTATATGATTTAATTTCTGAGCATCCTTCAGCTTCCCCAGGTGACTTTTCAGATGTTGACGAAGGGCCTGGAATCGACGTGATAAGATACGTATGGGACGATTCAGATACGCAGTGGAAAGCAGGAACGACCGATTCAGTGCCTTTTGCATCCGAAACAGTGCCGGGAATAGTAGAACAAGCTACCGAAAGCGAATTTAATACAGGTACAGACGTAGGAGGATCAGGAGCACCTTTGTTTGTTCCTCCTTCCTTAATAAAGGCAAAATTTGACGCAATAACAGTAATAGTTCCAAATGCCTCCGAAACAGTAAAGGGAGTAGTAGAACAGGCAACACCTTCACAATTTGACGCGGGAACTGATACAGGCGAAACAGGCGCACCTCTTTTTGTTCCTCCTTCTTTAATAAAATCTAAGTTAGATTCTGTTACAATCGCTAACGCTTCAGAAACAGTAGCAGGAAAGACAGAGGAAGGAACGACAGCGCAAGTAAATGATTCAGTAAATACCGGAACCGGCGAAACAGGGGCGCGGTTATTTGTATCTATCCCTAAACTTTGGGCTTGGTTTACTTTCGTTCTTACTCAGGCTTGGACTTGGGCGGGAAAACAAACTTTTACTCAGGCTATAAGATTAAATTCTACAACGGCATCTAAGATTCTTAAAACCGATACAAACAAAGATGTAGTAAGCGGGGATTTATTAACAACGGACTTGCCCGATATGGGAGCGTTAACGATTCTTGCCAACGCAACTAACGCAACAGCAAAACCTACAGCTGTTGTTGCGTCTGTGGCAGAAAGGGTTTTTGTAAGGACAGCATCGAATACATTGGCTTTCCTTCAGCTTACAGCAAATTATATTGCTGCTTTGGCAATTGGAACAGGTCACTTAGCTGCAAATGCTGTCACAAGGGCTAAAATGTCCCAAAGTTTAGCACAAACAGTTATAGGAAACCCAACACTTGTAACGGCTGATCCTTCAGATTGGAGTGTGGCCGATGAATTTACAAGAACAGCAACAGCTACAAACTACACTGTTTTAGCTACAGATAGAAAGGTAGTTACAACAAGCACAGCAGCGGCAAGAACAAATCAAATTGGGTTTTTAATATCCACAGTCACAGACGGCCACGAGATATTTTTTAAAGATGAGTCAGGGGGGGCAGGAACAAATAATATCACTATCGCTCCTTTGTCGACAGATACAATCGAGACAGGAGGAACGTCGATTGCTACTAACTTCGGTTACGTGTGCCTTTATGCAAACAAAACAGCTAACAAGTGGCAAATTAAATTCAAAGGGTAATGGACTTATTACAGAAAAGCGGAAAACTGGTAATTAGAAGGAACAACTTTAAGTCTATTCGCTTTACGGCAGATAATCAGGTTGCAGTACTTCCTTTAACTGCTACAATAAAAGGACAAACTGCGGCAACGTATGAATTTTGGTACAAGCCCGACTCAATACCTACTTCAACCGAGCCGCTTTTAATGGAATCAACGTCGGTGACTTATGGAGCTTTGAGATTCGGAATTACGCAACTTTCGGGAGGGGTAATACAAGGTGGTTTCAGGCCAACAGATGACGCAGCCCCGGCAATAGTTATTACAGGATCAGGAGGTATTTTAAGAGTAGGTTACTGGTCGCACCTCGCTTTAACTGTAGACACTGTTACAGATGAAATGTATTTATATTTTAACGGGTTTGTAATTGGATCTAACAATGCACCAAAGGCCACATTTAGCGGAGCAACTTCGGCAGATGTAAGAATTGCTACAGTAGTTAACAACGCAATAAGAGGGTATTTCTCTGAGGTAAGAATCTGGAACGTAGCTCGAACACAGGCGCAAATACAAGAATCAATGTTTGAATCTCTGACTGGCCCAATTACTGGACTTGTTGCGCTTTATAAGTTTGATGATTCTTCCACTACTGTACTGGATGATTCGTCAGGCAATGGCAACCACGGGACAAGTACCTCAACAATTACAAGAACAATACAGGAAAGCCCTTTAAATATCAAATTTATTAAACGTTAAAATTATGGGATTTATAGAGTCAGACGCATTAGCGCAAAACGAAGATTTCAGAAAGAAAGTAAAGGTCGCAATGGTCAACGCCGCGCAAAACGTTTCAAGCGAGGCCGTCGACCTTGTTCATATTTCTTACCATACAAAGAGAAGTACTCACGCGCACAATATTTTAAGCGGCCCTCAAAATTATGTGGACTCTTATAGTTATGGATCAACTGCTAACGGGTTACTCACTGAGGCCTCGTCGGACTCAGATATACAATTTACAGTCAATTCAATTTTTGATGCTCAAGCCGGGGTAATGATGAGCGAGAAACCAGTAGCAGAAGAATAAAACCCTTAAAATTATGTTTACTACCCTTGTAATTAAGCCCAAAACCTCTACCGGATTACCGTCTGGAAAGTTCGTTTCTGAGGAAGAGATTATTATTTGGAAAGCCAGACAAACAGATTCTTATTATTCGAGCGAATTTCAGAGGGTAAACAGTAATGCAAATTCATTTCTAGCAGACCCCGAAGACGATTACTATTCAGGCCCGAGCTCGGAGGTTGTAGTTCAATGGAGTACACCCGAGCCGCAGTTCGAAGGAACAAAAATCCTTGCAGCCGCTTTTATGTTTATGTTGAACCAGGATGCAGCTATAGGAGCGGCGGTAAAAAAGCAACTTCAAAAGCAGTTTCGTGATCCGAAAGTTGACTTTAGTAACAGAACAAGGTGGACGACCGCTGTAAACGACATTAATCCCGGCTTTATAGTTTCTGAGTGGCTTCAACGTCTCTTATATGCTTACGTCTATTCGATGAACCTTTTCAATGAGGACGAAAGAGTAGAAGCAAAAAGGTGGTTTTTCAACAGCGGTAAGTTTTTTGTAGATAATACCGTTCCCCGGCTCAATGGGTTGTATTCTGATAAGGCTAATTATGTCTTAAAATCAGAAAATCTATCCGGGGAAATTATGTATGACGGAGGGCCGAAAGTCCCAGAGAACGCGCTTTGGTATAACAACAGACGCGGCCAAATGTTGACTTTTGCCACCTTGGCGGGACTGCTAACAGGGGAAAAAGAGTTGATTGATTCAGGGGTAAATTTCGTGAAAGAGTGGCTAATGTTTGCGACCTTTCCAGACGGCACTACCTCAGAGTTCGAGCGTTGGGGCAGCTCTACGCCGTATTTAGGTTGGGCTTATGCTTCTTACAGCCCTCACAATGCTATTATGCTGGCAGATGCACTAGCAAGGTCAGGAGATGCAAGTTTATTTGGTTTCCATACTTCGAAAGGATCGGCAGGAACGGCAGGGGGAGACAAATCTATTCTCACAGTTATAAAGCATCAAATCAGTTACGCTGCCGGGAGAACTAATAGGACAATACAAGGCAAAAAAATAAGCCCTTTTAATAGCGACTGGAACGCTTCTTTTGATACTTGGTACAGTCAAGGAAATATCTGGTATGAAGATCAACAAATTAAAGAGGGCTATAAGAGAAATTTCCCGACAAACAACGTAGCAACGGCGGGAGGTCATAATTCTTATAGCGGCGTTTGGGGCATGTTGCCGAGTGTCAAGATTATGTACTTTGATTTGGAAGGCAAGGTCGATGTTTATCCTGGTCGGGTAGTAGTCAGAAAAGACCTGACTTTGCATCAAAAATTACTCTTCTTATTGTTGGGTATAATCATAGGGATCATTCTTAAAATACTACTGTCATGGTTTATAATTTCCAATTAGTAGACGAAAATATTTGGGGCATAGACTCAAACGCCTATTTCAAAGGCGGGAAAGGATTTTGGGCGAAGGCGGGTAATTCGGTGCAAGAATTTAAGATTACTGCGGACACTTTTGGAGCGCGTACAGTTTCCTTACACGTGCGCACGGGCGATAGCGGAAGTTCGACTAATATGGTTGCCTCCTACGCCCTTGAATTTGACGGCTCTGGAATTCCTTTAACCTTAGACCAAAGCCGACCTCCCGAATGGAAACCGGATATTTTCGGAGGGGCTTGGATGGGCTACTTAAATGGTACTATTTCGATAGACGAAAAAGTGGAAAAAATAATGAAGCTGAAAGTGTCGGCGGCTTTTAGTGCTTATGATGCTCTTTTGATCGGGGAACCTTCCGGAAGTGGCGGAGGCGGAAGTTATGACGAAGGATATATAGACGGGGACGCTGATAGAAAAGTAAAAGATCAAAACTTTCTTAATGATATGTTTGCCTTACCCGAATGAATGAAACAGCTCTTTTAGTAGGTTGGGTAGTTGCGGTAGTAGCAATTGTATGCGTGATATTAGTTTGGATTTACCAAGCCAGAAAAGATTAAGACCTAATCACAGAAGGTAAATATTAAAGGCTCTGATTGATTTTTCAGGGCTTTTTTTATGTCTAAGAGATAGAGGTTTGTCTTTTATTTTGGTTGGTTTGTCGAACTTTTGTCTAAGATGCTTGCATATTAGATTTATATGTCTATCTTTACATCATATTAGACACGAAAAAACATGGAACTAAGAGAAATTAATCAATTGATCGAGGAAAAAACCAATGAAATAGCTGAAGCAATTATGGAAGTATACACAAGCTATTGCCTTAATCCACGAGGGAGCAATTATAACACTGATGTGATACTCGAAAAGGACGGGACAATAAGAACACACAACTACTTTGGCTCAATTGAATATCGGGACGATGACATTGTTTATATCTGGTCTATTGAGACCCAGGATAAGGATAGTTATCACTCAATGGTTCAGGAAGGTTTGACCGAAGAGCAAAGAGACTTTTGTTATGAGAACAACTTTGTAAGCATCATGCAAACAAATAGCGACAATCCAGAAGAATGGGAGGAATACGAACCAAGTTATACAGACTTTATAGAAGAGGTCGAAAACCGAGGCTAATTTTTATGATAACAGTATACAAAGTAACAGACCTTTTATCAGGCGAAACATTCTATAGGCTTTCAATCGCCGGAATATTGCAAGACGTTGAAATTCCGATAGATTGCACGGCAAGACACTTTTCCAGACTAGCTAAATCAGGCTATCCATTCGAGCATTCAGGTTGTAGAATAGAGAAATTTCAAGCCCTATCGACTAATGACGTAAGGGAAAATAACCCGCCGATGTTTAAAAAGAATTCATCTAATAAAAAAGAGATACTATGAAAAGAGAACTAAAGGAGCGCGAAAAGTTAAACGAAGCCATTAAGCTTGTTAGGGAAGCATCAAGAGAAATTCGAAAGTCTATCTTTTGGAATCAGGAAGATTCGCCCGACGGTGAATGGTCTTCAATCTATGAAGATTATTTAAACGAAGTTCATGATTTGCTCGACGCTATCGACAAAATTAACTTGATAGATGACTTCGAAACATGGGAGGATGAATATAAAAAGCTCCCTTATCTGACCAATAAAAAATAAAACTTATGAAAACAATAATTAAAAACGGAGGCATTGAACAAGCTCTTTTAGAAGTTGTAAAAGAAACGCAAGGACTAACAGAGGAAGAACAAAAAAGACTAGATCACCTCAAATCATTACCACAAAACAGAATAGAAGACGATAAAAAAGGACATCAAGATTTTAAAAGTTTATGACGAATTACTTTGAAAGGACGTATAATTAATTAACTCATTTTATACCTTAAACCTAGAAAAGCCTCCTGAAAACGGGAGGTTTTTTTTATTTATCATGTATATTATAATGTGATCTATTTAATACACATAACATATATTAAATTATTTCATACATGTTATTTGGAATATTATCACATATTTTACATTATTACATACACAACATTTGTAATAATGCAATATGGCTAAAATTATTTCATTTATGAACAGGAAAGGAGGCGTAGGAAAATCAACGCTTTGCACTTTATTAGCTGGTTCCCTCCATGCTCGAAAAAAGATTCGGGTACTTGTAGTTGACGCCGACGAACAATTAAGTATTTACGAAGAAAGGCGCGACGAACAAACCGAGGGCGTAAATGCTTACGATATTTCACCTTTTAAGTGGGAGCCTCAAGATAAAAAGGATAACCCCGTCGAAAGGTTTTGCAAGCTCATTGCAGAAAAGGAAGATTTATACGACGTAATTCTAATAGATACGCAAGGGAGGTTAGAAGGGCAGGGCGTTCCTTCCGTTGTTATGGTTTCAGATGTTGTAATAGTTCCCCTAATAGCCTCAAAGAAAGACCTTAGAAGCACTATCACTTTTTTAGAAGTAATACCGCCAATCGCAGCCAAAAGACGCGCTCAGGGCTTTGGTTTTAAATTATTCGGGGTGGTGAATAAAAACGATGGAACACTAGAATACAACGAGCTTTACGAGTTCGACGGTTTTAAGGGGCTGCAACTGTTTAAAAATGATCTATCGGATTTAGTAAGATATAAAAGATTTCCATCTACGATTAAGGACATAGTGCCAGCAAAAAGACAGAAAGACGAATACAACATTTTCTATAAAGAATTTTTACACAAATGCGAAATATGAAAAACGAGACAACACCAAAAAGAAGCCCTAGCAAATTGTTGGGCGGGCTTGTAAAGGCTAATGAAAGGGGCGAAGATGTAAACATAAACACCGCCGCCAGTTTTATTGAAGAACCAAAAAAGGAAAAAGAGCCTATTATAAAAACCTCTTTAGATTTAAAGGTTTCGATGGAGGAAAATATACAAAAGCTAATCTATTGGGGTAGGATAGGAACCAGGAAGGAAGTTATAGAAATCGCATTAACAGACCTTTTTGTAAAACACGCCGATTTACTCAAACCTTTACCGCCTAAGATCAATGGAAACTAAAAACCACTTATTAAAAATTGAAGATGTTCGCCTTTATAGCAAAAGATAAAAACGGCGACGAAGGTATCCCGGCTTGGTTGGATACCAAGTCTGGAAGTTGGTTTCCTTTGGTTGGAGCAGATTGGGCGCGGGTAGATTCTTTAAAGGCTCTTGCTAAAGAGTTAACAAAAGGCACTGACACAAAAATTACACTGGTTGAATTTTCAGTAAGAAAAGATTTAGAAACGATATGATAAAAGAAAAAAGAAACCTATCAGGCGTTTACTTCCGGTTCAAAAATACCGAGACAAACGAGATGGAAAATAGGACTTTCGAAGACCTGCCGGAAGACGATCAAAAGAAAATGTTAGAGGGAAGAACCCGCGAATGGGTTGAAAGCCTCGCTTTGGTTCTTGCCAAAACTTTAAGAGAAATAGGAGATGAATTTGATATAATAGTTGAATAATGGAAGAAATAAGAATAATACTAGACGAAAACGATTTTAAAACGCTTGTTTCAGGTAAAATCCTGGAAAAAGAGAGAGGTGGAACAGTTGTTAAAATAGCCCTTCAAGATATTGGGTTTTTTCTTATGTATGATTTAATTGAGGAACAGGAAAGAAAAATGAATTATGGAAAAAGTTCAATCTAGATTATGACAGAAAAAGAGCTATTAAACCAAGTAATGGGATTCTCTCCATTTACCCCTGAGGAACTTAAAATGATTTCGGACGGACTGGGAGCCTATACCTATGAGCAAGAACATAATATGATAGTTATTGACCTTCCAAACATCATAGTAAGAATATCTAAACGTCCTATTTACTGCGATCGAGGCCGATATGATTTCTGGGTAGAATCCAAAGACGTCAGGCTCATTACAGTTGATTTTTCAGATGCTTTTCCCAGGTACTTTTTCCGGCTTCAAGGGGCTATTGATGAGATACGCGAATATCTCGCTTTTAATGTCGAGAAAGTATGCAATGAATTGGATGAAAAAATAAACCTGTGTGGAAGGATTTTAACAGGAGAGAGCGAAGCATCCGAAGACGACAAAAGACTTTTTCAATATATCATAAGATCGTTTTTGAAACAGAGAAACCAATGAACATAATAGAAAAATACAAAACAGAGCTTGTAGTACTTCGGGCTTTACATCTCTTTTTTTACAACTGGAAGCAAAAAGACATAGATATTTTATGCGAAGACAAAGAGTTTAAATTTAACTGGGATGAATTATTAGCAAGTCAAACAAGTATTTTCATTCGTGTCGATTCTTTTTACAAAATGTTTTCAACGCAGTTTTCTTTTGAAGGACAGGCCAAAATAATAGAATACGTATTGAAAAAATACAAATCCGAAGCAACGGAAAGCGTCGATTTTTCAATTTATACCAAGGAACATAAGTTTACAGACGAAGAAAAAGAGAATGCCGATTAATTACCGAGACTACAACGAGAACTTCAAACAAATATCCAGAGAGCTTAAAATCCTAGCAGATTGGAAATGTCAAATATGCGGATTAGAGCACAAAACCTTACATCCTAAAACAGGCAAAAAAGTGATTTTAAGTACTATTCATCTCGACCAGGATAAGAAAAATGACAATTTGGATAATTTAAAGGTCGCGTGCCTCGGTTGTCACAGCCGTTACGATGTGCGTTTTAGAGTTTCAAATTGGATTAAAAGAATTAGAAAAGCCGGGCAAAGGTGGTTTCATTTTGCAGACTAAAAAATATGATGGAAAAGACGATACTGCGCGAACTTGATTCAGCACTTAGGGTAATGAAGCGATACAAGGCAAAAAACAATGAAAAAATGTTCGATTATTATTCAGGGAGCTACGACGCTTTTGTCTCTCTTTTGAAGGAATTGTCGCCTGAAAAATACAAAGAGCTTAAATTTAGCTTTGAGTTCAGTGAAAAACATTTTGAATTATGACGCTTGAAGATATTTTTGTTCTAATGATTTGGTCGGCTTGTTTTGCCTTTCTTCTCTATCTTTTGTACTTAAAGAAAACAATAGATAAATAAAAATAAGCCCTTTTAAGCCTCTCTAAGTTTGCAAAGCATAAAAGACTACACCGAAAGTAAAACAAATCAACCTTAGCCCAAAAGAATTAGAAATTAACTATAGTTATATGGTAGAATGGATCGACATAAACGAAAACCCTCCGAAAGAAACAAAAAGAGGCCGCTTTAATACTCACCTTTTCAAAACTGCAAAGTATGGTATTCAAATAGGCATGTATCGAGATGGAAAACCCGCTCTAAATTGGATATGTGTCTTCGATTGCGAGATTACACATTACGTAATTTTAAAGGAAGATGACCTAATAGATTTGTTATGATAGAGATTTCAAGGGAAGAATTTAAAAAAGACCCTGTATTTAGAAAGGTCTATGAACATATTTTAAAAATTCATTCCGTTCCAAACCATACAGCGAATGTTTTATTTAGAAGCAAGCACATCAAAGACTTTTGCGAGGAGGCCCGCCATTTTGTAATAATGAAAGGCAATCCCGATATTTTCATGCACTATGACGTTGCAAGCTGGTATAATGAAAAGAATGGAGGCGCAAGTGTTAAGATTGATGCAATCGTTTTTTATGATGACTTCATTGAGTTTGAAACAGCAAGGGTAAGGGGTTTGCACTCGACAAAGGATAGTGATATTCCAAATA